AGAAGAATGCTCAGCGTGCTATCTTTGAAGCGATTAAAGATGCTGAAAGCAAAGCGCAGGCACGGATGGATGCAAATTTGAATCAGAGAGAAGGTTAGACAATGGCAATTATTGAACGCATTGTCACTGTCTACAACGACAAAGGTTCAAAGCAAGCCGTCAAAGACCTCAACAAACTTGAACAGAATTTCAAAGATGCCGGCAAAAAGATTGCCAAGGCATTTGGCGTGGCCGCCCTCGCGGCAGGGGCGCTGGCAGTCAAGCTAGGCAAAGACGGCGTTGAAGCCGCTATCGCGGATCAGAAGTCACAGGCATTGCTCGCCAATGCCCTTCGCAACACCACAGGCGCAAATGAGGCTGCCATTGCCTCAGTTGAAGATTATATTTCGGCGCAACAAAGAGCCGTTGCCGTCACAGATGATGAACTCAGGCCAAGCCTTGCGACTTTACTTAATGCAACAAAAGATGTCACTGAGGCTCAATCATTGCAGAACCTTGCCCTTGATATTTCGGCTGATGGCACTAGAGATTTACAAAGCGTTTCTCTAGCTCTTGCTAAAGCAGTCGGTGGCAATTTTGGTGCTTTGACAAAATTAGGCGTTCCTCTCTCTGATGACATAAAGAAATCAAAAGACCTCAATGCAGCTCTTGCTGAATTAAGCAAAACATTTGCAGGCGCAGCAGCAACAAGGGCAGGCACCTTTGAAGGTCGAATGACTGCCCTTCGCATTTCATTTGATGAAACTTTAGAAACTCTTGGATATGCCTTGATTCCTGTATTGGAAGAACTAGCAACTGTCTTTCAAACTCAAGTCCTGCCTGTCTTTGAAGAATTTATTGCCAACAATAAGGATCAGATTGCAGACACTTTGCGCGATGTCGCGCAGTTCGCTGTTAATGCTGGCAAGGGTCTTGGCAAAATGTTCAAGACTATCTCAGACAATATGATTACATTCAAAATCTTTGCAAGTATCTTGACGGGTCTTTTCGTAGGAACTGCGGTCTATAATGGAGTCAAAGCCTTAATCGGAATAATCGGACTTCTGACAACAGCGTTCGGTAGGCAGGCGGCAGCAGGCACCGCCGCAGGCGCGGCTACCGCCTTCGCAACAGGCGGAACCTCAGCCTTTGCAGCAGCCGCAGGAATACTCGCCTTCACCGCCGCAGTCGGTGGAACTTTGTTGGCAATCAACTCTTTGACAGAGGGCCTTGACACCAACACCGAAGCATTGGAAAAAAACTCAGGCGTTGTTCTTGGACACTTGAAAGACCTTGACAGACTTGCGAAGGCAACGCAAAATGCCAACTTGAAAAACATAAACGCAGGGAAGATTCTTACAAATCTTACCAAGAAAACCGCCGAGCAGATTGCATCAGAAAAAGCTCTTGCAGCTTTGAAGAAGCAATTCAAAGTTGTTCCAACAAATGAAAAAGACCCAATTCAACTTGAGGCTGCTCGTCTAAATCTTGTAAAACAAGCAAACATTGAAGAATTGCGCAAGGTTGAAGCCTTAATCAAAAACGCTGAAGCGCAAATGAAGGTCAATGAAAACGCCCAACGATATGCCGACCTTCTCCAAGTGCTATCGGATCAGACAATTTCAAGCGAAGAAGTTTCGGTTCTTGCTTCAAAATGGGGAATCACTGAAGGTCAAGTTCTTGAATACATCGCAAGAGTTTATGCTGCAAACACAACTGACCTAAATGACGGCCCTATTGTTAATCTTTTAATGAAGTGGGGCCTAACAAAACAAGAAGCCGAAAAATATGTAGATTTTACCCGCGCCCTCAAAGACGAAAAGATTGACGATAAGGAAATCGAAGAGTTGATGGGCAAGTGGGGAATGACCCGTCAGGGCGTTCTTGACTATGCCAAGACAGTGCAAGATGGAACTGCGCTCCAAGCAGCTCTTGCAAAGTCTTATTCACTTCCTGGAGATGAAACTGCTGCTGCTTGGCAACGCGCATTGGAAGCGTTAAGAAAATATATTGAAGAATTAAAGAAAATTCCTCCATTTACGCCACCAGGCAAACCAACACCGCCTGGGCCACCAGGCAAACCAAGACCGCCTGGGCCACAACCAGAAGAGCCACCACCACCACGGCGAGATGGCACAGAATTTGGCATTAGATCAAACCCATTTAATCCTGATTCGGCTGATTTATCTGCAAGTAAAATAGCCCAAGATATAGCAACACTAACTAGCTTACGCTTAGCTACTAGCACAGGCACGGGTATTAACTTTTTACTTAAAGAGCAGATAGATACTCTTACAGATGCTTTAAGTCTTAACGCGTTAAATGCGTTTGGTGATGAGCGAGCAAGGCTAAGAGCTATGGGCGCATTTGATACACCCGGCATAGGCCCGGGCTCTAGCTTTAACCCTGGCTCTTTCCGTATGGGAGAAAATGCAGGAATGGTCATCAATCTTAATGTCGCAGGCAATGTGACAAGCGAGAATGATTTAGTTGATACTTTCCGTCAAAAACTTCTTTTAGAACAACAAAGCGGTAAGCCAATTCTCTTTGTCGGCGGTCTGTAATGCCAGGCACTCCCATACTTGGAGTCAGCATTGACTTTGCAAATGGCCCTGCCTTTGGAAACCCTCTTCTGCTTGATGATCCTTCAACGCCCCTTGGCACGGGCATCTTGGCAGATGCGCCGGCAGATGTCGTTGATGTAAGTGACATCGCCCTTCGCGTTTCCATCCGCCGTGGCCGCAACCGAGTTCTTAATAGCTTTGAGGCAGGCCAAGCGACTGTCGTCTTAGAAGACGAAAATGGCGACTATAACCCGCAAAACAGTTCATCGCCCTACTTCGGCAAACTCTTGCCTCTTCGCAAGATTCGCATTTATGCAGATTATGACGATGGCGGTGGCACCGAACGCTATTATCTTTTCTCAGGCTATATCACAAGTTTTGACAACACATTCAGGCTTGGCAACGATGAAGTTTCAACTGTGACTTTCCAATGTGTCGATGCCTTCCGCCTTTTGCAGAATGTTCAAATCACGACTGTTGCGGGTTCTTCCGCCGGTCAAACAACGGGGGCGCGCATTGAGAACTTGCTAGATTTGGCAAGTTTCCCTGTAAGCCAAAGAGTGATTGATGTAGGCGACACGCTAGTTCAAGCCGACCCTTCAACTTCTCGAACACTTCTAGGCGCTTGTCAGAATATAGAACAGAGCGAACTCGGTGGCTTCTTCATTGATGACGAAGGCAATGCAGTCTTTCTATCGAGGTCAACAGTTTCAGAAAAGGCTGACGAAACGCCTTTATTGTTTAACGATGATGGCACAAATATCTCCTATCAGAGCATCGATTTTGCCTACGATGACACACAGATTTTCAACGACATAACTGTCACCCGCCTTGGGGGAGTCGCTCAAAATGTGCAATCCACAAGCTCTATTGAAACCTTCTTCATTCACTCAGGATCACGCTCTGACCTTTTAATGCAGACCGATGTTGAGGCCTTAGACCAGGCTTCAATGCTTCTCAATGCACGCGAAAATGCCCTTCTTCGCATTGATTCCATTGGCTTAAACCTTATGGATTCGACCGCCTCAAATCGCATTGTGGCAGGCCTTGAATCAGATTTGTTCACCCTGATAAATGTCACCAAGACAGGTCAGGCATCCTCAACCTTTACCCTTGAGCTATTCGTTCAAGGTATTCAGCACGACATAACACCGAACACTTGGGCAACACGCTTCCTCACCGCAGAACCTATAATTCAGGCATTCATCTTGGATTCCGCAATCCAAGGTTTGCTTGATGGAACTGTGGGAGTTCTTTCATACTAAGGAGAAGAAATGGCTAAACAGACCTTCACAACAGGTCAAGTTTTGACCGCAGCGCAAATGACATCGCTGCAACAAACTGCAATGCTTGGTGGCGATGCAAGTGCAAAGGTTGCCTCTTATGTTCTAGTTGCTGCCGATGCCGGCACTGCTATCTCAATGAGCAATGGCAGCGCAACAACAATTACTGTGAACACAGGTTTGTTTGCGGCAGGTGACATCGTCACAATAATCAATCTTGGCGCAGGTGTTTGCACGATTACCGCAGGCACCGCAACTGTGACAACATCAGGATCACTTGCTCTTGCTCAGAATCAAGGTGGCGTTCTTCGCTTCACAAGTGCGAGCGCAGCTATCTTCTTCCAGTTCGCAACACCTGCTTCGGGCGACATCGAAGGTGTCACCGCAGGCACAGGAATCTCAGGTGGCGGAACAAGCGGAACTGTGACCATCACAAACTCAATGGCAACTGCCATTGATGCAAAGGGCGATCTTATTCCTGGAACTGGCGCAGATGCTTTCAGCCGTCTTGCTGTTGGTGCAAATACATTCACTCTTGTAGCCGATAGCGGCGAAGCAACAGGTCTAAAATATGTTTCCAACCAACAAATCCAAGCAATAAATGCACAAACAGGCGTGACATACACTCTAGTTATTGGCGACTTAAATGATCTAGTCACTCTAAGCAATGCAAGTGCTATCACCTTGACAGTGCCACCCTCGGTTTTTTCGGCCAATGATGTTATTAACATCGCTCAGATTGGTGCGGGCCAAGTCACTTTATCACAAGGCGCGGGAGTGACAATTAACTCAACAGGAGCAACGGCAACAGCGCCCAAGCTTAGAGCAAGATACTCGGCCGCTTCTATTATCTGCACCGCATCAAATACATTTTTAGTTGTTGGGGATATTGCCTAATGCCTATACTCGGGATTATTGCTTCACAGAATTATCCTCGCGGAGTGACAGTAGATTTTCTTGTTGTTGCTGGCGGTGGGGGTAGTGGCGGCAGCGTTGATTCTATTGCTAGTGGTGGTGGCGGTGGTGGTGGATTAAGAACCTCTGTCGGAACTAGCGGCGGTGGCGGAAGTGCTGAATCAAGTTTCTTGGCTGCACTTACCACCAATTACACTGTCACTGTTGGTGCGGGTGGTGCAGGCGGCGCTCAAGGTGGAGATGGAAATACTGGCGCGAGTGGTAGCAATAGTGTTTTTAATACTGTCACATCAACAGGCGGTGGCGGCGGAGCTGGTTCAAGAAAAGCTGGAAGTTCAGGTGGATCAGGCGGTGGTGGCGGTGCCGATGATGGCAGTGTTTCAAGAGCAGGCGGTGGCGGAACTGCCAATCAAGGATTTGCTGGTGCATCAGGTTTTGGAGCTAGTTTTAGTGGCGACACTTATTCAGGGGCAGGCGGTGGTGCTGGCGAGGCAGGAAATACTGACGGGGCTCGAGAAGGTGGAGATGGAATTACTTGCTCAATAGATTCTGTTGCTAGAGGCGGCGGCGGTGGCGGAACTGGTCGCGTTGGATATATTGGGGGCGGTAGTGGTGGAACTGGTGGCGGTGCTGCTGGCGGTTCAACGAATGTCGCTGGCGCTGCTGGAACAGTCAACACAGGCGGCGGTGGCGGTGGAACTGCTGGTGGCGATAACCCTCGCGGTGGTGGTGCTGGTGGTTCAGGTATAGTCGTTTTGAAATATCCAGACAGTAGAACAATTACTATTGGAGCAGGACTTACAGGCTCAACTGCAACGGCAGGCGGATTCAGCACAACCACAATCACGGCAGGCACAGGAAATGTGAGTTGGGCATAATGGCACATTACGCATTTTTAGATGAAAACAATGTAGTGATCGAAGTTATTACAGGCATTGATGAAACTGAACTTATTGAAGGTTCAGACCCTGAAACTTGGTATGGCAATTTCAGAAGTCAAACTTGCAAACGCACTTCATACAATAACAACATACGCAAGCAATACGCAGGCATTGGTTATACCTATGATGAAGACAATGATGTGTTTATCGCGCCTCAGCCTTATCCATCTTGGTCGCTAGATAGTCAGTTTGATTGGCAGCCGCCAACTCCTAAACCAACAGAAGGCTTTTGGTATTGGGATGAGGAAAACTCAAATTGGATAGAACAATCTTCATAGATAATCAAAATGCACCTAAACGACATTGTTGAAACAGTCATTGTCAAAAACTTAAAACGCAGAAATGATCGCCTTGAGGCTATAAGCGAACAACTTGCTGGTTTAGGTATAAATTGGATTAGATTCGATGTCATCGACCATCAAGGCACAAACGCAAGCGCGACTTGGTGGAACGCATTTAACGGACTCCAAGCCATCAGGTATGCAAAACACGCGAATCTGCCCTGTGTTTTAGTGCTTGATGATGATTGTGTTTTTGTGGATGACTTTGCAGAAAAATTTGAAAAACTGTGGCCTTATATTCCTTTTGATTGGGATTATGTTTCTTTTGGTGAAATTTTTGGTGATAAAAAACAAATAGCTCCTGGCGTGGTAGAAAGTCAAAATAGTTGGGGCGGTCACGCAAGTTTATTTCGTAAAACTATTTATGATCTAATTTTGGAAAAAATTGATGGTTTAGACTTTGCTGATGAGCAATTAAATCGTAAAGTTAAACCTCACGCCAAATGCTATGTTTTTTCACCTTATTTAATCACACAGGCAGCAGGATTTTCAGACCATTCAGGGGATTATGCTACAAATCATTTCTTTGATTAAGAACAATAAGGAGAGAAATGGCTTCCTCAAAACAACTGCTCGTCAATTCAACTGCTCAGATTATTATTGAATCCTATGGCCAAAACCGCCGAGTGCTTCTTCACAATAGCAATGACCATCCCTGCTACCTTGGTGGAGTAGAAGTCACAAGTAGCACAGGTCTTCAATTTCCAAAAGACACAAATTTAGATTTTGTAGTTCCCATCGCTAGTGTCATTTATGCTGCTACTGCGGGAGCTCAAACCACCACAGTTTCCGTTCTATACTTGGAGCCATAAAATGAATCCAACAGATTGGGCAGGCTTTATTGTCGCCCTTATTAGCATCCTTGGCTCAACTGCCCTTGGAGTAAAGTGGCTAGTCAAGCACTATCTTGCTGAACTCAAGCCAAATGGGGGAACTTCTGTAAAGGATCAGGTCAATAGATTAGAAAGTCGCGTTGATGAAATTTATCGTCTGCTTATTGATAGGCCTTAGCCTCACGGGTTGCAGTTATGATGGATGGGTTCGCTATCCCTGCCAAGAGTTTGAAAATTGGGAGAAGCCTGAGTGTAATCCGCCGCAATGTGAAGTGACAGGAACTTGCTCTGCTGACTTACTCCCCGAGGTGTTTGATGAAAAAGACTAGACTTACTGCCGAAGAGCTACACGCAAGACTCATTGTGACTATTGGAATCATCCTGGCTATCGTTTTTGCAATGTCTGTCTTTGCCTTATTGTGGGCCTTGGTATTTGTGACTCAACCAATGAAGCAGGCTCCCAACGATGCAGCTTTCATTGACCTTGTTTCAACTTTGACAGTTTTCTTGACAGGCACCTTGGCAGGTATAGTCAGCGCTAATGGCTTGAAGGATAAAAAGCAACCAAAAGGGGAACCTGATGTGTTCTGATTTAGATAAGTTCCTAGAAGTGGCAGCAGGCGAAGTTGGCTACATTGAAGGCCCTGCCGATAATGAAACGAAATATCAGAAGGCAAATCAACCTTGGTGCGGAGCATTCGTCAATTGGGTGGCAAAGCAGGCAGGTGTCAAAATCCCTGACTGCACCTACACACCGGCAGGGGCAAAGGCATTCGCCGAGGCGAAGCGTTGGCAAGGTATTGCCGAGGCCGAGCCTGCGCCTGGTGATTTAGTTTTCTTTGATTTTCCAAATGACTCACTCGACCGAATCTCGCACATTGGCATTGTTGAGCGAGTCAAGGACAATGGCATCGTTGTCTGCATTGAAGGCAACACGGCTTCCGACACTAAAGGCGATCAGCGCAATGGTGGTCAGGTATGCCGTAAGGTTCGCGCTTACAAAGTAAAGAATCGGGGAAAACTTCAACCCTCTCTGCCAGTGTTCATTGTGGGCTTCGGCAGACCTAAGTTCAAGGAGTGCAAATGCTCGACAAAGACAAAGCAGTCGCAATCGCTTCAACCTACGCAAGAGCAGGAGCAGCCGCAGTCGCAGCTCTCTATCTCGCCGACCCATCGCGCCCTCTAAAAGATTATCTCGCTGCATTCATTGCAGCAGTCATTGGCCCTGTATTGAAAGCCATTGACCCAAAGGCGACAGAGTTTGGTCGCGGAAGTAAGTAAAGAAATGAAATCGGGGAAGATTTTGGATGAGGCCAAACGCCTCACCGCAACGGATCGTCAAGATATTTATGGCGACCCTTACATCAATCACAAGCGCATCGCCGACCTGTGGAGTGTTTATCTTGAAAAAGAGATAAGCCCTTCGCAGGTCGCTTTGTGTTTATGCCTTGTGAAAATTGCTCGGCTCATAGAAACACCTGACCACTTAGATAGCATCATCGACTTGGCGGCTTACACCGCTATTTATGGGGAAATCAATGATAGTGAAAAATAATCTAGTGCTTGTGCCAACTAGAGGCAGGCCAAAGAATGCAGTTGAAGTCTTGCAAGCACATAAGCAGTTCTCTTGTCGCTCTGACTTGATGTTCGTTGTGGACAAAGATGATGAAGAGATTGTCAACTATCGAAGCGCAGTTGGCGTTGAATACATCTTAGAAATTGAAAATACCACACGGGGGATGGCTTACCCTGTCAATGTCGCTGCCAAGAAGTATGCAAGTGAATATGACTTCTTCACCTTCATTGGCGATGACCATAGATTCAGAACACCTGATTGGGATATTGCCTTGATGAAAGCGATAGGCAGCGCCCCTGGCATTTCCTATGGCAATGACCTTTTGCAAGGTGAGAACTTGCCAACTGCCGTGATGATGTCAAAAGCCATTGTCAGCGCCCTTGGCGGAATGGTGCCACCAAAACTTCGCCACTTATATCTTGACAACTTTTGGAAGAAGATAGGGCAAGACCTTGGCAACCTTGTCTATCTGCCTGAAGTAATCATCGAGCATTGCCATCCATTAGCAGGCAAAGCTGAGTGGGATGAAGGCTATCGCTCTGTCAATGCCCGTGAGGTTTATTCACTTGATGCCTTGGCCTATGACTCCTACATCAAGAGCGAAGACTATGCAGTCCTCTTGCGAGATTTATTAAAATGAGAGCAGTTTCATTCTCGCTCTATGGTAATGATCCGCGCTACACCATCGGAGCTATCAAGAACGCAATTCTTGGCTCGCGTTATTTTCCATTCGAGGATGGCTTCCGTTTAGTTTTCTATTGTGGACAAAGCGTTGATGAGTCAATCATCAGCACCTTAAAACTTGTCAAAGGTGTAAAGATTGTCAGGATGAGTGAGCAAGAAAATCACACGGCAAAACTTTGGCGTTATCTTGCCTTCTCTGACCCGCAATTTGATGTGGTCATCTGCCGTGATACCGATGCCCGCCTTTCCTTCCGCGACCGAATAGCGCACGAAGAATGGGAGCAATCAGGTCTTGATTATCACATCATCAAAGACCATTCGATAGGCCACAATTATCTAATCAGCGCAGGTATGTTTGCAGGCAAGACAGGCAAGTTGCGCGATATGGCAGAACTTATTGCTAAGACCAATGTTGCCAATTACTACACCACAGACCAAGATTTTCTCGGAACTATCATCTATCCAAGAGTTAAAGATTCTTGCCTTATTCACGATCCCTTCTTTGAAACAACAATTGAGGGCAATTCGATAAGAACAACAATTGCCTTTGATGCGCCAACGCACCTTTCACACATTGGCGCAGCTCTTGATGAAAATGACAGGTTTTATTTCAGGATTGACCGCGATGCTCAATTGGCAGAAGCCAACACTGATAAATACAAATACGAGAGCGACAGGTGGGGGAAATGAAAATCCTGATAACAGGCGATGAAGGCTTTGTCGGCACTAACTTCAAGAGGCATCTTGATTCAAAGAACAATCAAATCACCGGCATTGACATCAAGAACGGGCGCGATGTGCGTGACTTCTTTGCTAAAGATGACACTAAGTTTGATGTGGTCATCCATCTCGCGGCGATTGTCGGTGGCCGTGCCACCATTGAAGGAAATCCTTTGGCAGTTGCCGCCGACCTTGCCATTGATGCCGACCTCTTCCAATGGGCGCTTCGCACTCGCCCTGGACATTTAGTTTATTTCTCATCCTCTGCTGCCTATCCAATTTTCTTGCAAAGAGCTGAATACAAGCAGAAGTTGAAAGAGTGGGATATAAACCTTGACCACATTAGGACACCCGATATGACCTATGGATGGGCAAAGTTATCGGGCGAGAAACTTGCCTCTTATGCTCGCGCTGAAGGCTTGGGCATTACTGTCCTCAGGCCATTTTCAGGCTATGGCACGGATCAAAGCCTTGACTATCCTTTCCCATCATTTATCAAGCGAGGCAGAGAGAAGGAAGCGCCATTTAATGTTTGGGGCAAAGGAACGCAGGTGCGCGACTTCATCCACATTGAGGACATCGTAAGAGCTACCTTTGAAGCCATCACAAACAAGGTTGAAGTTTCTAATCTTTGCTCAGGCAGAGCGACATCTTTCATTGACTTGGCAGAACTTGTGATGATGCAGGCAGGTTATTTGGCAGAAATAAAAACCAACCCGACTGCACCTGTTGGGGTGGCATATCGGGTTGGTGACACTCACAAAATGCTTTCCTTCTATGAGCCAAAAATCTCACTTGAAGAAGGCATTGAGCAAGCCTTAAAAGGTATTTAGAACTCGCGCTCCATCTTCTTGATGGTTCGGTTGATGTATTTAGGGCCTGCCCAATCCATAAACCATTGCGGAAAGATGACCGCACTTGGTTGGCGCTTTGGCATAAATAACACCATCAGAAGCGGAATCCAAAAGCCGTAAAAGGCTGACATAAGTGGCCAAAAGATAACGCTTCGGCCGATGGCAAAGGCATAGAAGGCAGTAAAGAAAACAATAAGCAAATCCCATCCATTCATTTAGCACCATCCCATAACAGGGGCAGGCTCTATGTCTTTGACAACCTCATAGAACTTGCCGTTTTCGTGAAGTGAACCTGCGGTGACAACATATCCATTGAACTTGATGTCAACGCCATCGCGCAGTTTGCCCTTGAAAGAAGCGCCAATTGGTGCCTGATAGTAGAGATGCAAGCCATCACCTGTTTCAACTGTGAAGGTGTCAAGGTCTAAGCCTTCGGTGCTTCCGCCGTTGCGGTAATCCACATCAAAGACCACAAGATTTGATGGCGCACAAGCAATGCCAATGTTGAGCAAGGGCGACTTCTCAAACCACTTTGCAACTGTGGCAGGCTTATTTGAAGCAGACTTATAGCCTTGCTTTGCTATCGGAAAGAATGGAATCTTTTGTTGCGGATAGCAAGGCAGAACATACCAACCGCGCTTTGCAAAGGCAGTGGCGATTTCGGCAGTTGTCATTTGACATACTCCTTTAAGAAGTCATTGATGGCTTCGGACAATGATTTGCCCTCTGCCCGCGCCCTCGCCTGCGCCTTGCGCCATAGTTGGTCAGATACACGAACGCTTCTAATTTTCTTCATTATGCACCGACCTTTGCAAGTTCCAAATCCACATAATCGCCTGTTGATGTGTTGCTGATTCTTATATCTCCATTGGCATAATCCCATCGAAGCAATGTTGGAATACCATCGCAATCACTAAGACATTCGCCATATTGGTTTGCATTCTCAATGTCTGTTTGCTTGTCACTTGACCAATCACAAACTAAGCAAGTCACTTTTTCAATGTTGCTTGTCATTATGCACCGACCTTTTGGCATTCGTGCCAATCAAGATTGGCTACATCCCAAGAGCTAGTCATCTCATAAGTTCTACCGCAGTATTCGCAGGTTGCAGATACAACGCCTGCTTCTGATTTATGCCATTTCATTATGCACCTACCTTTGCAGATACAAACGCATCGTAAAACTTCCAAAATTTATTTTGCTTTGCTTCTGTTTGCTTTGCAAGTAGCTCGAGAATTGCCCAACGATTTTGACTGTTGTTGTTGTAAGCATCAAGTAGAGCATCTGCCATTTCAGGAAACTCTGAAATTTTAAGATTGTTTGTGATTCGTGTTGTGCTGACCATTTTCTTCTTCCGTTTCTCGGAGCTACTACCTTTCGCCCCGATGAGAGAACAATAACCTAAGTGCCTACTTTTGTCCATACACAAGCAATAGACGGCTTCGGCGTGTCGGGCGTAGGGTGTCAGCCCTTCCCCTCATACTTAGCGCAAGTCAACAGAAGGGGTGTTTTATGGAGTTTCTTATATTCGGGGCTATAATCGGCATTCTATGCCTTTTTTGGGCCATTCTGAGCCTACAAGATGACCCACTAGAAGAGGGGATTAGGCAGGCGCAGGCTTGGGAGAGCCGTCAGAAGGCTCTTGCAAGGGCGGTGGGCAAGTGAACCTATTTTCTGTCCACAATGCCACAGACGGATCAGTAGTCCTCTACCTAGAAGAGCAGGATGCCAACCTTGACCTTTTGGAAGATGTCGTGGCGCAGGTGCCTTTGTTGGCCCTCTCTCGCCTTGCCGAGCATTCAGGCCTTGACTCTTTGAAGTCGCAAGAAGCTGCAAGGCTTCTCGACAAGGTTAGGGCGCAACTGCCTGACATCGCAGTCAAGCTCGCCTCAATAACAGAGGAAGAGGCGCTGGCCTTGGCTGAGCAATTGATTTTGGCAGTGAAGTTCGCCCGCGCCGTTGCCGGCAAACCTACGAAGTTGGAGTTGGTGAAGTAATGGCAAATCCCAATGGTCGCAAAGGCTCTGCGTTTGAAATCGGAGTTCTCAAGTGGTTGCGTTCTCGCGGTGTCACCGCCGAGCGTTTGCGATTGTCGGGGTCAAAAGATGAGGGCGACATCGTTGCCTTCATTGCAGGCAAAACTTATGTGCTTGAACTTAAAAATCGCAAGGCAATAAGCCTTCCGACCTTTTGGGATGAGGCAGTTAAGGAAGCAAAGAATTATTCAAAGGCACGGGGCTTAGAAGAAGCTCCACCATCATTCGTTGTTGTCAAAAGAAGGAACGCCTCTATCGAGAGGGCTTTCGTTATTCAAGACCTTGAATCCTGGCTAGGTGAGAGGCAATGAATGTTCTCCAACACTTTTATCCTGCGCTCCCACTCTTGCCCGAAGCAAGTTGCAAAGGCATCATCAATCCAAACTTATTTTTTCCTGAATCAAAAGAACAAGAGGCAAAGTGCCTTCCAATCGTGCGCAGTATTTGCGCCGGTTGTCCTGAAAGAAAGGAGTGCTTGGACTACGCGCTCAAAGAACAAATACCTCACGGAATATGGGCAGGCACCACGCCTGCACAGCGAGGCTTTGGGCAAGGATTTAAGAATCGCAAAACAGGGCGAGTCAATCGCGCTGATGCAATCCGATCCTTGCATTCTTTTGGGCGAACACCCAAAGAAATCGCCGACACTATGAGAATCGAATTGGCTTATGTCACTCAGGTTCTCAAAAGAGCTGCGAAATTAGAAGGAGAATCCCAATTACTCAAAGAAGAAAAACTATCAGGGGAATCATCATCATCATCGGAGTCAGCGCAATGACCTCGATGTTTGTCAATGCGGCATTTGCACCACAACCTGCAATTCCTGCAACTATTGTCTATAAAGAAAGACCTATCTTGCAGCAAGTCGATGCCAAGCAATTGGCAAAGAAGTTGCTGACGAAGAAGGAGTATTCCTGCCTTGCTTCATTGCTTGGCAAGGAAAGCGCCTGGAAGAGTTCTGCAAAGAACCCAACTTCTAGCGCCAAGGGCATCGGGCAATTGCTTGATGTCACCTATCGCAACCTCGGAATGAAACACTCCGAGGCATCGGTGCCACAACTTGTGGCAACACTCGCCTACATTCACAGGCGTTATGTGACCCCTTGCAAGGCTTGGGATCACTTCAAGAAGAAGAACTACTACTAAAGCAAGGTCGGGGTTATGTCAATGGAACTAGAAAAGGGCGTGGTGGACTTTGACGAGAATATCGCAATGTGGCTCGAACAATATCGCCACGCCCTTGCAAAGATAAAAGAGTGGGAAGAAGTTGCTGATGTAGCTCGCTCTCACATAGAAGCATCACTTGGCGACAATGAGATTGGTCTTTACAAAGGCCAAGAAGTTGTCCGCTTTACCACTGTGACATCAATGAGATTTGATGTCAAACGGGCAAAGGAAATCTTGCCACCGCAAGTGCTAGATGTCCTACAAATACAAAGCAACCATCGCAGATTCACACTTGTAAGTCAGGAACAACAATGAGCATTCCTTATGTGAATCCTATTGAGCCAATCGTGCCAATAATTCCTGATTATGATGATGAAGAAGAGGATGATTGATGACCTTAGTGTCACCTGTTTCGCCTAGCAAAGCTCTTGGTCAAGGACTCTCTGAGATAATTACTCAGGCAGGCATTTGGACTCCAAGAGCCAAGCAAGTTGTCATCGGCCCATCAGAGGTCGGTCACGATTGCACTAGGCGACTTGCTTACAAACTCCTTGATTGGGAGAAGACCAACGAGGTCGGCTCATCTAATTGGAGCGCACAAGTTGGCAGCGCAATTCACAAATATCTTGCAGATGTCTTTGCAAGAATTGAAGGCTATGAAGTCGAGAAGCGAGTCAATATCCGTGGCAACCTGACCGGCACAGTTGACCTTTATGACAGTGTGCGTGGCATCGTCATTGATTGGAAAACCACAAGTCCTAATCAGATGGATCGCAAACGCAAAGAGGGCAAAAATCCTCAATATCACACACAAATTCAACTCTATGGCTATGGAATGGCGCAGACAGGAGCGAAGGTCAATCAAGTTGCCCTTGTCTATCTGCCCACAAGTGGCTCGATAGATGAGATGCACATAGAACTTTATGACTATGACGAATCGGTAGCTCTGAAAGGTTTGGAGCGAATGGATAACATCCACGCTCTACTTGCTCAGGTAGATGTGGAAGCAAATCCTGCAATGTGGGAGATGATTCCAGCAAAGCCAAATCGCCTCTGCAACTATTGTCCTTACTTTTTGCCTTACTCAAAAGACCTCTCTAAAGGATGCTATGGTGAAACCGCGACTCGTAATTAGTCCAATGAAGCATTGGGAAGCAAGAATCCTCAATTCTGTCGCTTGGCTTATTGGAATGCGCGGTGGCTCTGTTGGCTACTGTTGGATTGAAACAACTGAAGAAGCTGATGAAAATGATATTGAGATGACAATCAATGACATAGCAAAAAACAATGAAGAGAACGAAGCAAACACACCAAAAGAAAAGGAGTCGGGGGAATGACCTTCGCATCACCAGGAAACACATCAAGCGAGTCAGTGAAAGTGGCAGACCTTGCCAATCACTTGCTCATCATTACACCTATTGAATACAAGACAGGGATTCAAACTGTCCACGGCATCGCCGAGGCAGTCGAAGTCAATGTCTATGACCTTGATACCAATACAGAACACAACTCGCTTCTTTGGTTCAATGTCGCCCTTCGTAATGCGCTAAAGACAAAACTGAATCAGAAGGTTCTTGCCCGCATCGGCCAAGGCCCTGCCAAGCCTGGCAAAAGTGCGCCGTGGATTCTGCTTGATGCCACAAGCGATGCGGTAGCAATTGCAAAGGCAAATGCTTATCTTGCGGCAACGCCTGCGCCTGTCGCGGCGGCGGCGGCTGTGGCATCCGTTGCAAATCCAACTGCGGGTCTAACACCTGAAGTTGCAGCTCTGCTCGCACAACTTGGAGCAAAGCCCGCCTAGATGTGAAAGCAAGGCGGTTTCCTTCCGTCATCGCCTTGCATCATAAGGTTGCCTGTGTCCTACCTTTCCACGGGCAACCAAGCAGTGCTTGGGAGCGATGAGATACGGGGTCATTCATCGGCAGGTTCGATTCCTGCCACTGCACTCGACAATCAAAGTCAGGGGGTTTTGTGCAATTAGGCAAGTTTGACTGCGCCACAGGTCTTTTGAATGTTCTATATCAAAAAGATGACCTGGTGGTTCGCAATGCTCGTGAGATTGACATTGCCTTCATTGATAAATTACAAAAGGAAAATTCGGCAGCCGTAGGCTTCATCCAGCGCACTATTTGGGATAAATATGTCTTTGGCGGAGAACGAAACTTTGTTGTCTTCATCTGTGAGAAGAACACTGACCCTGTCGGCTACATTTTGATAACGCCAGGCAAAGGCCCAAATTCTTATGTCAAAATCCAACAAATTGCCGTTCGTGATGATGCAAGGCGTTTAGATTATGGAAGCGCCTTAATTGCAGTAGTCAGAGATTTTTGTGAAACTTTCCAAAGAAGCGGGGCAACTTTGCGATGTCGCATTGACCTTGAATCAAATAAGTTTTGGAAGGCTCTTGGCTTTGTCAATTATGGCGTTTGGGAGAAGGGAAAGATGAATCATGTCGGCTTCAGGGCATCTGACAATATAAATCTTTGGCGCATCGAATTGAATAGAAATTTGCTGACTTTATTTGAGTTAGTGGAAGTCGAATGAGCCGCCACTCGCCGGAAGGTGCCATTGCCAATATCTTGTGGCGATTATATGAAATGGCCTTGCCTGATACGCCTTATCAAATGGGTCTTGCAATTGTTGAACAGTTAAAGCTCGAAGGATATTTAGAGGTGAACAATGACCCATCAACAGTTGAAGGAAGAGAAGCCTTGTCGCCACATCTTCGAAACCATTGGAGTTCCAATATGTCCTGACTGCGGGCGCGATACGCACGAAACAGATTTCGAGTTTCAAATAGAACTTCATAAGCAATGGATAAGAGATGGCAAGGCAGATTGGAACATCTGCCCACTAGGCGGAACGATTAGGGGATGGTGGTCGATTTAATATGACAATGACGGGGGAAATCTTACGAACGGGCCTTGAGTTCGCTGCCAATGGCATCTGTGCGGTGCCGGTGGCAACTGATGGTTCTAAAAGGCCTGCTCTTGCCAATTGGAAGCTCTATCAAGAACGCCTGCCAACACCTGATGAGTTGTTGACTTGGTTTACAAAGGCCGAAGGTGTCGGTGTTATCTGTGGCAAGGTATCAGGCAACCTTGAGATGTTGGAACTTGAAGGAAGAGCAGTTGCCGACAAGATGCACCTTGACTTGAAAGAAATGGCAAATAATGCAGGCCTTGGCGATGTATGGGATCGCATCAACAATGGTTATGTAGAGATGACTCCATCGGGCGGAATCCATTGGCTCTATCGCATTGACGGCGAGGTTCCTGGCAACACCAAACTTGCAAGAAGACCTGGCGAAAATGGCGGGATAGATGTCTTAGCCGAAACAAGAGGCGAAGGCGGCTTTGTCATTGTCGCGCCATCGCAAGGGCCTTGCCATCCTTCGGGCGGAGCTTGGAAGATGCTTGTTGGCGGCGCCGGTAGCATCCCGACACTGACGGTCGCCGAGCGCGACCAACTCCACAAATTATTTGAAACCTTTGACTCAGTTCCCAAGGTCGAGTTTGTCACCGAAGAACTTGCGCCAAAAGGTGTCAATTTAACTCCTGGCGATGATTACAACTCCAAAGTCACTTGGGAGCAGATACTTGAGCCTTTAGGTTGGGCGAAGGTCTATACGAACAAGGCAGGTGTGACCTCTTGGAGAAGACCAGGCAAGTCTGAAGGCATCAGCGCCACCACAAATCACGCGGGCAATGACAAGTTCTATGTCTTTTCAAGTAGCACACAGTTTGAAGCTGAGCGAAGTTATAGCAAGTTCGCCGTCTTCACCATCGTTGAACATCAGGGCGACTTCACCGCCTCTGCCAAGGCTCTGCGCGAGCAAGGCTATGGCGAGGCACGCAAAGAGCTTCAGACCTTAGAAGTCCACTCACCTGCCTTAGTTCAACTCCACGATGAAGAAGGCCAACCTTTTGAGTCATCTTGGATACCTAAACAGATTGCAGAGTTAGACCTAGAAGATGAAAACCCGCCATCAATGCTTAGACGAGAAGATGGGAACTCTCTTTTATATGCAGGCAAGATAAATGCCATCTTCGGTGAATCTGAAAGCGGTAAGACTTGGCTCGCATTGGAAGCAATAAGGCAAGAACTTGCCAAGAACAATATCGTTTTCTATTTAGACTTTGAAGACTCGGCAAGAGGCATTCTTAATCGCCTAAAGACAATGAAGGTGCCAACAGATAAGTTCAAGTTCTTCAGGTATGCAAACCCTGACTCCAAACTCGAAGCAGGTGTTGGCGAATTGATGAAGACTGAGATTATGGCCTACCTGCCAAGCCTCATTGTCGTTGATGGTGTCAATGCCGCGATGAACCTGATGGGTCTTGATTTAGAGAAGAATAAGGATGCAACCTTCTTCTCACAGACAATCTTGAAGCCTCTTAGGATCGGTGGCGCTGGCATTCTCACCATCGACCATGTCACCAAATCAAAGGACAACCGAGGCAACTATGCCATCGGAGCCCAAGCCAAGAGAGCTGACATTGATGGGGCGGCCTTTGCCGTGTCGGTGGCGATGCCATTTGGCAGAGGCATTGACGGAGCCCTTGACATAACTTGCACCAAGGATCGGCCTGGCTTTGTCCGTGCCATCTGCCCTGATGCCAAGACTGTCGGCGTTGCCAACCTAAGAAGCCTTCCTGATGGCGGTATCTCGGTGTCAATATCAGGTGGAATTGCCAAGGTTTCTACAAGGGAACAGAAGATGGAAGCGGTTTGCGATTTACTTAGAAGAGTCGGCCACGAAATCGGCAGGAATCAGATTGCTGAGCACATGCGCGAGGCAGGTCATTCCATTGCCAATGATGAGCTGAAATATGTCATTGAAGCTCTAGTTGCCAAGGGTTCCTTGACCTATCGCAAGGATGGTCAGAAGTATCTTTATGGCTATCAAAGCGACTTCTATGCCAATGATGTCAAGCCTTGGACTCCCAATGTCTAACTGTTCCGCCGTTCCGCAACTGTTCCGCACTATTCCACGGAACACCACCGACAAGAGTGTCCAAACTGTTCCGCCGTTCCCCCTCTTTAGAGGGGAACGCGGAACAGTGGAACAGTCACCCAAAGGGAACAGATGAATCAAGATTTCAAACCTATAAATTGCTCAAGGTGTGGCGCACTCATTTGGGCAGGGATTAGTTGGGCTGGCTTTGCTCGCCGACTTGATACCCCTGTCCTTACCATTGAGGAAGAGATAATTAAACGGATCAACAAGGTGATGACCTTTGAGTGTCACAAGACCAAGGTGTCCTTTGAGGCGGTTGAGAGAAGTGCCAACCGAATCAAGTGGGGCAAGACCAAGAGGTCAGTCATTTTGGGAGAGCATCACTGTTCCTCATTCAAACTCTTTGAAGTGACACCGCCGAACTATTGGAAAGAACTCGACTACATAGGAAGGCCGTTTTGATGCAATGTTTAGTCTGTAAAAAAGAAACTGACGGCGAGTGTCGCAGTTGCTTCGGTCGCCTGCGAGCTACCTTGAAGGAGTTGCCACAGTTGCAGTTTGAGGCAGGGTTCTTCCTAGAGCCATCACGCACCGGCAGTGGCGTGGTCAGCGCCGAACGCTCTATCGGTATCAATGTCAATGCCTTGGACTTCTCAATGGCAACTGACCTTCTTGCCATCCTTCACGGATGGGAGCAGATTGTTAGGCGCGATAGGCAGTTGACACCGCCTGCGCTACTAACCAGGGAGAGGACTACTGACCTTGAGGTCTTGGCAACCTGCGAGTTCCACATCGCCCACCTTTCTTGGACATTGACTCAGCCGTGGGCGTTAGACTTCGCAGGGGAAGTTTGGGGGCTACACGCGCGGGGTCGTGCAGCCGCCAAAAAGTTCAAAGAACAGGCAAGAAGGATTCCTTGTCCGACAGATGATTGCAAGCGTTTTGTCGTCATTGATGTCGAACAAATGTCACAAGATGTCAGTTGCTTTGGATGCAAACAAAGTTGGTCGGTCTTGAGATTGGTGGCACTAGCAATGAGCAATCCGAATCGCAGATTCTTTCTCGACATCGAGGCCATTGCTGCATGGCTACAAATGACAGAGCGAGAGGTTTACCGAGCAGTTAAGAAGTTTGGAATTGAAAAGCGGGGCTCTACTTACGATCTCCAAGCCTTAATGAAAGTGAGGCAACAAAATGCCTAGAATGTTGTCAAGGTTCTCTGCTACACTTTCGCTATCAGAGTTCCCTATCTCGGAACAATCCATCCACGAAATCGATGAAGCCCTTGGTCACGCTACCAAGGCACGCAACCTTCCTCATTACACTCAACGCCAACGCGACATTGTTGACGAGTTCATAAACGATTTGCTTGATATGCGTTTGGAGCTGAACAAATGTTGAGCATAACAATAAGCATTGGTGATGTTGAGTCAGAGATGACAACCGACCAGAATCTTTCTTTTGATGCTATCGAGTCATTGTTGAACAGAGCAGTGAACGCAACGCTGCAATGTTATCTATCTCTTCCAACCGAGGATCGTCTTGCAGGCTTCGGAACGGATGATGAAGATGATGACGAGGAAGCCGAATGAATCGCGTGTGTGTCGTAAGTGTGGAACTGAATATCCAATAACAGAATTTCGTTTCACAAACAAAGCAACAAACAAAAGACATAACATCTGCAAACATTGTAGGCAGATTCATAGAAAGTTTGTTCGTGAAGCAAAGCAACACTATGACGAACTCTTAAAGAAACAGAATAACTCTTGTGCTATATGTGGCATCACTGCTGATGAGAGCAATGATAAGTTAATCATTGACCACAATCACGACACACTTATTGTGCGAGGAATTGTTTGTTCTTACTGCAACAAGGGTCTTGGATTCTTTAAGGACTCCCCTACCCGCCTAGCGATGGCAATAGAATACTTAGTGAAACACGATGGCATTACTTCCTAGACCTTGCGCACAATGCGGAACAATAGTTCGCAACTCTTATCTCTGTGCTGAATGTAAGCGAAAGAAAGAAGCACTGCGCCCGTCACGCTCAGCGCGAGGATATGATTACAAGTGGCAGAAGTTATCTAAGCTCGCTCGGCAGTTGCAACCATTTTGTCGCCTGTGCCATAGCACTCAAGACCTGACGGCGGATCACATAATTAGTTTGGCTAATGGTGGCAAAAACGAATTGCAAAATATCCAAGTGCTTTGTCGTTCTTGCAATTCATCAAAAGGTTAAAACATATTCTAAAAAATACAAAATAAAATTGACCCCCCGTGGCATCTACGGGTATGGGCAAAAAGTGT